TTGTATCATTTTGGATTTCACTTGACTCATCTAATATGAGAGTGAAATTCTTGATCTTGAATTGTCTTCTAAAAATAATGTCGTAGTTGATTACTCCCACAGTAATGTTAGAAGTGTCACCATTAAAAGTATTACTAGAAATACTTCCAAACTCATCAAATCCTTTCTTTGTTGTCAAATCTATGACATTACAATGATAGTTTTCTTCAAAGTGTTTGCACCAGTCAGCTATTTTCGACTTTTGGCACACCACTATAATATTAAGTCCGTACCTCATAGCAAACTCAGATCCAGTGTAGGTCTTACCTAATCCCATGTCATGGAACAGTCCAACATTCTTGAAATGAGCTAACTCATCAAATACTGTCTGCTGGTGTGTAAATAAATTAACTGACATCGCTCACTCCTTCATTCTGATTTATAGTAATTCTCTCCCAGATATTCATATAGTTTATATTCATTAACATAGTATGTGTAACGGTTTTTACTCGTCTTAATCGCTACACCAAAGTTAAATTTGTTTTGTATGAGTCCTAATCTAAGAGTCTGTGGATTCATTTTTAGTTTTTTAGCAGCTTCAATAATGTTCAATTAATCTCACTCCGTTTCACTTAAATCAAGCATTTCGATAGCTTCTTCATAAGGTATAAAGAACAAAGACCATTCAATCTCTAAAATCTCACCTATTTTTCTAGCCAACTTAATTGATGGTTGGTTGACACCAGTGCAAATTTTAGTAATGGTGGTTCGTTCTACACCACAGCGTTTGGCAAGTTCGTTCTGTGACCACTTCCTTTCAAGCATGGCTTGTTTCATCATTTCGATGCCAAAGTTCATTTGTTTCATGTGTTACCTCCTTCACATAAATTATTGTATGTGATTCTAAATCAAAATGCAAGAGATTTTTTATCACATTTAAGCAAAGCCTATTATACGGATTTTTTGACGTTTGTCAATAGGTTTTCAGAAAATTCTTTAAATTTTTATATACAACCCACAATGACATTCACCTTCAGATTGCTCTCTAAACTCTTTACACATACATTTAGTGTCTGGTGTCTTATCCAATCTACATGGGCAATAACCTTCATTTTTAACAAGTCCAGCACGAATGTCACGTACAATGTTTTCATTTGGATTTACTATAATCTTTGGTTGTGAAATAACCTTTGCATATTGGTTATCACTCACAAGAGTAAGACCTAACACATCGTCATATCTTGATTTACCATTTGGATTGAATCTGCCAAATTTAACAATCATGCGTGGAAATTTACTCAAAGCTGCAACTTTGTCAGCTATTTCGTCTTCCTTGTATCCAGTGTAAATAACAATATCATCTTTGCAGTTAGCTCTGAATTTAACTACAAACTCATAAAGATCATTCCAGCTATCGAATGGTTCCATTCCACCAAAGACCACAGATTCAGTGAGTGGGTTGTTATTGTATCTTTCAATCAATTCTTCAACACTCATGTTAATCTTTTCAGCGTTTCTCAAGTCATCGTTAATGCAGATGCTTGAAGGGAAACCAAGTTCCCTCCAGCACTTACCGTCACAATATGGCAAACCCACGAACATAGCAAGTTTTTTGTAGTTTGTTGTATCTTCATCAATAATATTAGTTATTAGCATTTTCAATCTCCTTCACTGTATACCATCTTCTATTTTCAAATTCTTCTTTTCTTTCTTTACTGTATGATTTACTTGGAGTAAGGAAACCTACTACTCTAGTAAATTCATCAAATTTAGGCTCACCACATGTAGGACAGCAGCCATCACCTATATAAGCGTGTTCATTCTTACAAACTGAAATCTTCTTATTGAAGCAAGAATAAATCACACCACTGTTACCAAGGTGGTTTAGTATCTTCCAAGCTTGGTCGAAGTTGTTAAAGTTACCATTTACATTGATGTGTGAGATTTGACCTCCACCACATTTATTGTCAAGTGCTGAAGCTGTTCTAATCTTTTCTTGGATAGTACATTTCTCTTGAAGTGGAATCCATTGGTTAGAATAGATGTTTTCATGATGTTCATCTGGATAGAACATATCGTCTTTTCTTCTAAGCTTTACATTGGCATTTTCGGCTGGTACAGCTTCAATGTTAATTGAGTAATCAAAATCATAAGACTCTTTTAATTCAGCGATTTTGTCAAGGATTTCACTTGCAAAAGCCAAACCTTCTTCAGTATAGAAATTATTACCCACAGCATCTACACCAATTCCACCCATCTCTCTCACAGCTTCAAACATTGCTGTGATACCGATTGTGTTATATTGGTTTTCAAGTTTTAACAATTCATAGGTATAGTTTGGAAGCAAACCCTTTTCTACATTACGTTCAATAATGTGTCTTACGATGTCAAGTGTCTTGACTGTAGTATCTACTCTATCAATTAAGAGTGACATGAACTTATCTTTATCTCTACCACTATCTAACACAATTCTTCTTAAGTTAATTGTATTTACTTTAACTGATCCGATACTCAACGATGTACCACCTATTGAGTTAATAAATCCTAAGTTCTTTTTCTTATGTACATCTTCTAAATTGTTTACAAGTCGGCAACAGCTGCTCAAGCTGGTTACATCTGATCCAAGATAGAAGTTACCATCACACCATTCCATGTTAGCTTCACAACACCATTTAGCAAATTCTTCATCTACAAACTTACCATCTCTAAACAACAATGAGTATGTGATAACTGGGAATGTAGCCATCATGTGTTTTCTGGTTTCTTTAACCACTTCCATGAACACTTTTTGGTGTTCCATAATACCATATATATTGTCGATTACAAATTGTCCGTCTGGATAAGCTCTACCACCGAAAAGTTCTTCGAGATAATTTCTATCCATAATTGTGATATTCGTAAACGCACTTTGGATAACTCTGAGATATGGTTGGTTGCAATCATAGATGAATTTTTGGAAACATTGTCTTCTATAATATTCTGGATCTTTCAAATAGAAGTTGTTTTCAACGTCATTTTTCCAGTACCAGTAAGAGTAAACAAGATAGCTTGGAAGTCCAACAGCACCAGATTGTCTATTAGAAAGCCAACCTATATATTCAAGACAATGGTCGTTAAATGTTGTTAAGTGTTTCGCTGGTTGAGTCTTAAACTTGTTAATGAAGAAAAGACCTTTTTCTACAAGCTGATCCAAATCTACAGCGTAGCAATATGGCATGAATGTAGCACTTGGGAAGTCGTGTAAGTATGATTCTCCAATCCACTCACCCTCAAGCCACTTATTAGCTTGGTCTACACCATACTTCTTTTTAAGTTCAAAAAAGATTTTGTTCATAGCTAACAATTTACAGTGTGGTTCAGCCATGTTGTGTAACAAGCTGGTAACATCTTTTGTGTCACTGTTTGCGTTTGGATTTATTGAAATGTCTACTACTTTACTAGCATCATCAATAAAGTTATCAATGAATCCAGTAAAGTTTAAGTTGTCATTTGACAAACCATTCAATCTGGCTAAATCCTCACCATAATGTTCAATTAAATAATCTAGTTTTTTAACAAAATCTTGGTCTAAATTGTTATTAAAGTCAATCCTCATTATTTCACCTCATTAATAAATTTAACTGCATCTGTAAATGAAAGTAAGTCATTTTCGACTCCTAGGACTGGCAAACTCATAATACCTAACTCTTTCATCACAGTTACATCCTTAACCGTCTTATAATCGATGTTTTTGGCGTTTAATTTTAATTCTAAAACCTTGCATTTAGGACAGTCTATTGTGTACAATGTTATCATGGCGATCTCCTTATATTTTTTCTACTAGAGTATTAATGAGTTCATCTCTTGAAACACCAAACTCTCTAGCTAATTCACACATTTGTGCTGGTGTTAATTTAGTGGTAATAACCATTTTAACACATTCTTTTTTATCCTTGATGTATCTTGGATATAATCCTTTAATTATTTTTATGATCTCAGCTTCGTTCATCACTTCACCTTCTCTATTTGACAACTAATAAAATCTTTATTATGTATACCAACCATCGCTAAAGCTTCGGTTAAAGTAAAGTTAGAAAACACTAGAAGTGGTTTATCTTTAAATTGGATTATTACGTTATATGTGTCTGACATCTTCTACCTACACTTCTGAAAAATCTCTGTATTTGATTTTCACAATGTTTCTCTTACCAGTTCTATCTCTAGTTTCAATCTTTGTTCTACCTACAAGACCTTCAATTTCAGCTCCATTTTTAGCGATGATTGACTTTCTATTATTAAGAACATAATAAACACCTTCTTGGAGAGTTCCCTCTAAAACGATAGGTACAATGTCAACCCCAAAGTATCTAGCAATATCTTCTACACTTTCCCTTGGTTGATAGTTGTCAGCAATTAATACATCAAAAAGAATAAAGTCAACATCATCACGATAAAGTCCACCATTTTGAATTTTAACACCATATCCTTCACCAAAGAGTTCTACTTCAGTTTCTCCAAACTTTTGTTCAAACATTTGAGCATTAGTCTCTCCACCAAATAATTCATTAAGTCTATTGATTAAGTGTGCTGGAATTTGTGCCTTATCAGTTCTTCCACCATAAGTAACTTTGTGACCATCCCAGTAAATTCTAATATTTGTTCCATCTACTTTTTCAGTAAAAGTCCAAATGTTATCTTTAAGATATTCAATAGTAGGGTTTCTAAATTTACCCACAATTAATTTTTTAGTTGTTTCATCTCTTTCAAAAAGAGTTTCAATTTTATGATATTCTCTCATTATTCACCTTCCTTCATGGCTTTTATAATCTTATATTCGGCATCATCAATTTTATTTATTATAGTTTGAATGGTGAGTTCTTCTTCGACACTATCAAAAAGTAGTTTTTTTAAAACTCCAGACAATGCTGTTTGTAAATTACCATAGTATCCATACCAACGCCATTCATCGTGAATACCTTTCTTTTCACTATTAATAGTTTTTAATACTTCAATAACTAAATTGTTATCATCAAGCTTTCTGATTCTCAATTTATCGTTTATTTGTAACATCACTCACCTCTATCAAACTGTTCAATAACAGCTTCCACATCTTTAATTTTTACAGTGTCATACCCAAATGACATAAGCTCACGAGTCAGTTTGTAAACAGCATCGCAGACTTTCTTTTGTGCTTCTACTATATCTTTATGATACTTATCTGACGATACAGACATAAGCGACATTTCTGCAAGTTGCTGTTTGAGTTGGTCATTTTCAAATTGTAGTCTGCTATTAGTAGCCAGTGTTTTTTCTAACAAATCTTCTTGTTCTTTATATTCCTTTTTTAAGTCATCATATTGTAACTGAAAACTTGCTAACTGCCTAAAAGCAACTCTTATCTTACTTTTACTCTCTGCAAGTTTGGCTTCATATTTATTTAAAATATCTGCACATCTTGATAAATCATCTATTCTTGAATCTTCTTTTGAATCATAAATAAATGTATCACCATCATATTGGTCAAACACATAAAAATATCTTTCTTCTTTTTCTTTATCCATTCCCTTCTCCTTTACTCCATCTTCCTTTCCAGTGTTTATGGAATCTAATTTGTTGAAAGTAACTAGCATGACAATGATCGCAAATCCAATAGATGTTTTCGTTACCCTTAAAGTAAAAATCAACATCGTCTTCTCGCATTTCTTTTCCACAATATCTACAAATCATAATAACCTCACTAAATCAAAATCCCATTCAAATGATCACATTCATGTTGAACAATCTGAGCTTGGAATCCACTGAAAGCTTGGATCTTCTTCACACCTTGTGGAGTCGTGTATGCTACTTTAACATGTCTGTGTCTTTTAACTTCTCTTGTACCTTCAAGACTTAAACATCCTTCAGTTGCAATAAAAGTTTGTGGACTTCTGGTAATGATAACTGGATTGATAAGTGGAACAAATCTATTCCCAATCATTACTACAATCGCTTTTTTAGGCACACCAATTTGTACAGCAGCAAGACCAACACATCCACCTTCAAATATATGTGCGTGTGCAGTATCGAGCAAATCTTCGATTAGATAATCATCTTTACCAAACTCAAATGGTTCACTCTTTTGTTGTAACGCTTCTGTGTCTTTAACAATGTCTTTAATCATAATAACCTCCTCTCGAAATCGTACCGTCATTATACGGTTTTGGAAACAAATGTCAATCCCCTTTCACATTCTTTGTGCAAAATAACCAAAAACATTTAATCGCTTGACATGAGATTATTAATCACATATAATAAGACACACAAGAGAGGTGGTGATACAATGTCATTTGCAGAGAGAATTAAACAACTCAGAATGGAACGAGATCTGAACCAAGCTGATTTGGCTGATATGTTTGACGTGAAACGTGCTACTGTGGGTAAATGGGAGACTGGAGTTAATAAACCACCAGCTGATTTACTAATCCAGATAGCCAATCGTTTTAGAGTCACAACTGACTGGCTGCTTGGTAACTCAGAGTATAAGACACTGGGTGAGTACTTCGATGATAAGTTTGAAGTTAAATCATTAGCCAAGGAAGTTAGAGAGTTAGAAATGCTGGACTTATTTAATAAGTTAAATGAACATGGTCAAAAAGAAGCCATTTATAGGCTGAGAGAGCTTACAGAACTAAGTAAATATAGTCTGTAACGCATTGTAACTACTTTGTAACCAAAATTGTAACCAATCAGTTACACCCTAAATGCTGAATATAATAGCGTTTAGAAGACTTTGTAACAGATGTAACCGAAATTCTCTTATATATTCTTTTATTTAAGTATTTTATATATACATCTTTACTATTATTTAATTAAAATCTTCGCAATAAGTAAAGAAAATGCGTTACATCCGTTACAAAAAGTAAAGAATCACAATATATTGTGTCATATAAGTAAAGATTTTAGTGTTTCACCACAATATATTGGTTACCACTTTTACTTAAAAATGCGTTACAAAGTAGTTACACGTGAGCATTTTGGTTACAATGCGATTTAAAATATCATAAAAGGGGATAAAATATCATGAGAAACAGCAACGGATTCGGTGGAATTAGTAATTTAGGTGGGAATAGAAGAAGACCGTATAGAGCAAGAGTAACAGTTGGTTGGTCTCCAGATGATAAACAAATATATAAGACTATAGGTTACTTTGCAAGTCAACCAGAAGCTTATGCTGCATTACTGGAGTACCACAATGACCCAAACACTATTGATAATAAGAAGATCACGTTTAAAGAGATTTACGATAGATGGTCGAGTGTTAAGTATGAGAGCATGAGTGATGGTAGTATAGCTTCTTACAGAATGGCATATAACTATGCAAAACACTTGAATGATACACCATTTATTAAGATTAAAGCAGACCACATTAGAGAATGTATTAAAAGATGTACCAAAGGTAAATCAACTAAAACGAGAATAAAAGTGTTGTTTAACCAAATGTATGAATGGGCAATGGAGAATGACATTGTTAATAAGAACTACGCTACATTCGTTAAAATTGAGTCTAATCCAGAGGATGAAGAATCAAGTCGTGTTCCCTTCACAAACGATGAGATACACAAACTTTGGGAGCATCGAGACATTGATTATGTGGAGAGCATACTCATAATGTTGTACAGTGGTATCCGAATTAAGGAGTTATTCATTCTCAAAAACAAGAATATTAATTTGGAAGAACGATGGTTCAAAACTGGTGTGAAAACGTCAGCTGGTAAAGATCGAATCATTCCAATCCATGATGCAGTGTTACCACTGTTTGAAAAATTGTATGATCCAAACTATAAATACTTCTTCCGTTTTGAAGGTGTTGATAAAGAAGTAACTTATAACAAGTACCGTAAAGACATCTGGAATGTTATATTAGAAAAATTAAATCTACAGCATTTACCACATGACACACGACATACATTCGTTTCTGAGATGTACCGAAAAGGAGCAAAAGAGTTGTATCTACAACGAATTATAGGTCACTCAGATGGTAATGTCACACAGCATTATACGCATGATGATATAGCTGATTTATTGAAAGAGATTAACAAAATTGACTATAAATAAGTGTGTATTGTATGTGTATTGCGAGTAAAAACACATACAAGAATATGTGTCTTGTATGTGTATTATTTAGTCAAATTTACCCCTATTTAAACCTCTTATAAATCACAAAAACCCTTGATATTACTGGATTCTCGAATTTTGTATACTATTATACATGTAATTTCGATATCTTGTAAATCAAGGGTTTTTGCTATATTTTGTGTATTGTAAGTGTCATACAGAAATGAACACTCACCAACCACAAATCACTTTACTTATTGATTTCTTTTGTAGCAGCGATGAATCTAGTAAGCTCTGCATCGAATCTATCTTCTTCATATTCGATTCCCAAACTCTCACAAGACACTTTTACAAGATTCAAAACGTAAGCACGTTTCTCAGCTCCATCCTTATAAAGTTTCTCAGCTTCCACTGCTGCATCTTTCATAACAACTAATAGTTTAGAATAATTTTTTTCTTTGATTATTGTTTTAATAGCTTTAACATATTTAATTGTAAGTGGAACAATTACACTGATCGCACCACAAATTGCAACGATTAAATCAATCCATTCTTTCATAATAAAATACTCCTTTTTATTAAATTAAACATATTACTGCACTTACGATTGCACCTACGATTCCAGTTATAACCGAAGTCCAAACTGTCTTTTTTAAATGCTTGTAGTTGTTGAGAGGTTCTTTTTCAATGTTGTCAACCTTCATTTCCAACTTTTGAACACTTTCATTAGTAACTTTGATTTGTTCTACTAAACGAACCATAGTCATTGAGTTTTCATGGATTATTTCAGCCAACTTTTCAAGAGCTTCGATACGTCTTGTGTTCTGTTTTTCACGATCTTCAGTTGCGGTTAATCTATGTTCAAATTCTAATGTCTTTTCCATAGTCAACTATCCTTAAATAAAATATATATCTAACGCAGCATTGTTATCTTTAAGAGAATAACCGTTACCATCTTTACCTAATCTAAAAACGGTTAACCCACTGCTTGTAGAAACATTCATCTCTAAATCATAAACGTGCATCTTATTGTCACCTTCATAACATGTGTATGAAGTTCTTGCAATACCGTTTTCAAAAACGTATATAGGACTAAAATAAACACTCACCGCTTCACGTCTAAGTGCTATAACAACCAAAGTTCCAAATAAAGAAGAACTTACAGTAAACTCAGAACCTTCGTTGGTAACAGTAAAATCTGGGAGATCAATGTTTATATTGTCGGCTCTATTAGCTCTAGTAGCACGATAAGCTGAATCAGCTGTAGTCGCATTATCAGCTGTTAAAGCATGCCCAGCATTAGTAGCTTGAGCAACTACTGTGTTACCTTCAGCAATATCTTCCACAACTTTATCAATGGTATTTTTAACTAATTTTTCACTTGGATATTTAGTGTCGCTTGGTACTTCACTAAATTCAGTAACTTTATTACTGGTCTTTTCTAATTCAGTCCATGTTGTAGCCATATTAGATTTCCTCCCCTATATAAATGCTATCACCGCATTTAATAACGTCACCCACTGCTACATCAGCTGGTAACTCATCAACTTGTTCAATGACTTCAGACACACCAGTAATAGCACCAGAGCCATTATAAGCAACTACACCTTCACCTAGGTTTAGGTTGTTTACTGTAGCATCGTCTAACATTGTGTCGATTGATTCAGCGATAGCTGGGAATGTATCATCTGAATCGACTTCAAGACTTGGTTTAATAGCTTTAAGTTGTTCGACAATTAACGCTTTACCTTCTCTTGAACAAACATCACCGTATGATTTATTTGTATAAACTGCTTTGTTTACTCCATCGCTATAACATTCATTATAATATGAACAAGTTTCACCAAAACAATTTGAGTAAATTCTACAATAACATTTCTTTTGAACATCATCAGCAGTTATAGCTGTTGTTTGAAATACACTTAACTTTTTGTCAAGATATAACACCCCATCCACTAAGTAACCGTTTTCATTAGAGGTGATTTCTGATGTTGAAGTTGCAACTACCACATTTTGTTCATCTACTAATATATACATTAAGCGTTACCTCCTAGGGTATAAATAACAATCTCATCTCCAGCTACACCACTCTTTTTAGCTACACCGTCTATTTTAGAAATAGCTTTTTGTATTTCATATACATAACCCAAATATGGAACGTTATTACTTATTACACTACCATCAACTGAAACTTGGGTTAATGTTGGATATTTGGTTGAATTTTTATATAAAATACTAACTCGGTTATTCATTGCCACCGTAACTTCCACTTTATCACCCATACTAGAAACTATTTGATTTTCACCCATAGTTATTGTATCACCATTTATATTTAATAAATTAGCTTTACCATCGTAGATGATCATGTATTTACCAGTTTCATATTCAGCAATACGTATAGATGATATGCTACCAAAATTAGTTGCAAGTGTGTTTACTTTTGTCAACTCTAATGAATTTGAGCTTATGTTAATGATACTAGCGTTTAATATTGCGTTAGTTGATTTATAAACAACCAGTGCTTTAGTGTCACTTATTCTTTTTATATCATTAGGGTATACATCAGCAGCACCAGTCACTGGGATGGTTGCTGATTTAGAAATTTTGTTCGTACTTTCATCATACGTAAACATCGCAAGTTCTAATCCACCGCCATGTGTACCACTATCCATTGTTATTAATACTTTATTTGTGGATATATTCTCACAAGCTGTGTAATCACTATAGATACCGTATAGAATTTCAGATGAGGTAGCATTGGCTATCGTTAAATCTGGGTACACCGAATGTGATATTGCATACCCATCGTCACCCACTTTTATATATGTAATAAATCTATTTTGATTAAATTTAGCCAGTTTTATAGGTGAACCACTTGTACCAAACAATAAGGTAGAAGTACCAGCTGTTATTTTGTCATCTGTTATTGATATTGTAAACGCACGAACACCTTCTGAATCAATATCATAAGCAACTACAGCTAAATCATCCGTTAATTTTACAATATCCATTTCTATGATTCCATCTGACATGACATATTCATCTAATAAAACTGGTACTACGTTTGGTGTAGTGTCATATAGTCTAAATTTACATGAGTCTCGTTCACTCATAGCGATTAAAAGTCGGTTATCACTCATTTCAACCATAGCTGAAGATTGAGCCACTTTAGTATTCAATACTATATCTGAGATAACCGCATTTTGTATTTCTTCTACACCCACTTTTTCTACAAAGTTACCAGCTTTTATATCTTCAGAGTCAGCATGTATTGTGTAAGTTGCTTCAACAGCACCCTTAACTCCACTTCCACCGTTATAACTTATTTTTCCTACAGCCATAATCTAAACTCCTTGTATGTAGTTATAATTTATGGTAATGTCAGATGTCGCTTGTTCTTTAGCATAGAATGTGACTTTGTTAGCACTTGTTTCAGAATATTGTGCTAACCCACAATCTTGAGCAACTTCTTCTGTATCTAAAGAAACAGATCCATTAAATACATCTTTAGCGGTAATACCAGAAAGAGCTAGTTCATATTTGAACTTATATTCACCTACAGCTGTACCAAGAGCTACCCATTTACTAGCAGTTAATGTGGTAGTTCCAGTTGTTACCTTCTTAGCTTTGGTGTTGGCGTTATCTGATATAGATTTCAATGCAGCATCAATTAAATCTGCGTTTGTATTAAAATCGTTTATATTGTAAAAATCAGATTCCTCTGGTTTTATTAAATTATAATTTGTTGTATTCGTAGCCATTTATAACTCTCCTACTTTATCATAAATTGTGAGCCGATTCTCAACTCGTCATGAGTAGAACTAGCTAACTCAGAATATCTATAAGTTGTAAAGTTTTGATGTTGGTTATACAATAGAGATACGTCTATAATTAAGTTAGCTGGAGTCACTTCGTTCAATAATTCACGAACAGACTCAAGCATGTTACTAGAAGTAAGTTGTATCCTAACCACTAACTTATATTCTTCAGCTTTCAACTCACATGTGTATTGATTTTCACCACATAATGTATTAAGGGTTTCCTTCAATTTAGCGAAAGTGTAATTACCATCTTGGTTTACTTTTGACTTAATGTGAAGTCTTCGGTCTGACAATGTACCTTTACCATCTAAGTGTAAAATGTTTTCCCAACGTTCAATTCCCACTATACTTAAATCATCCAAAAATTGGTCTTTTAAAGTGTTTTTAACTACTTCCCACACCAAACAAAACTCTGGATTCTCACTTGTGTGTATTGCTTGAAAATCTTCAATTTGTTGTAATATAGTAGGTAAATACTTAATCAACTCTGGACTATATTTATTAATATCCATACACTACGCTCCTACTACAAATGTAACGTTTCCAAGTGAAGGAATCTTATTGTTTGCAACAGAAATTGAGTCGTATGCAGCAGTACCAGCAGCATCAGTGAATTTAACTAATGTAAGTTCTTCAAATCCAGTTACAGATGAAATATAGCTGTATAATTGTTGAGCGTTGAGTAATAATGAACTTTGGTTTTCCCAATCTTGCTTAATGAGTTGTATGTAAGCGTTTAATCGTTCTTCCACATCAACTCTAATATCATCGAACGACATACCATCTACTAACTTACCAGTAATCTTCACATGAACCGCTTCTTCGGTTGTTGTGTCAATATGTACAATATGACCTATTGGGGCAATTCCACTTCCATTACCATCGTTAGTAGGATCAATCTTGTCTTGAATAGTTTCTATTAAAGTAGGTGTAGCAAGGTTTAAATCAGCATCCAAAATGAATATTCTTACGTGACCACCTTTACCACTTACTCCATTTTTATCTGTGTTAGGGAACACTTTTACAGCTCCTACTGTAGCACCCATCGCATTTGTATCTTTAATCTTGTGTTTATAATCGTCAATGTTTCCACCAAATGTCGTAGTATTTAAGCTATTATAATATTTTTGACGGCAACTCTCAGTTTCTTCCTCATCATCACCACGTAATAATACTGCGTTTGATGGAATCACCGCACTTTCCATTCCTTCGATTTCATTTCCGATTATAATAAGATTTCCAATAGGATAGTTACCAGCATCACCAGCTGTTTCACATTGGAGTTTAAACTCACCAGCTGCTAACCCATCTCTAGTCGCTGGATCAGTAAACGCTATACAAGTGTAGTTTAAGTTATCTATATTAAATCTATTGCCTATAACTAAATTATCTGTTATAGTAGATGGTGTGATTACACATTTCAAAACTGCATGTGTAGCTGGGTTTGGATACAAACCTCTTTCACTCATTCTCTTTAATAAATATTCTCTACTACATGTATCTACAAATGTTTCATTTAAAATTGCATCCAACTGAATGTATAACTCTTGTAACTCAGCTGCTGCTGGAGCATTTGCATTATAAAGCAAACTACCTTCCCTCTTATCAATAGAATTAGAAACTCTATTCAACATTCTATTTAATAACAATTCATATGTTCTATCTTCATACGCCATTTATAACCACCTCCGTACTATCACTCACATCTCCATAAATAGTATGAGCGGTAAACGTAACATGTAACTTTTCTCTGTTTCGTTCAAAGCTAAAACTATCTACACTTGTTATTCTGTCATCTTGCATCAACGCTTCTGTAATTCTTCGTTGTACCTCTGAAATAACGTAACTGTTATCTTTTCCATAAAGATCATTAACCGCTAACCCATAATCCCAAGAATATATCAACCACTCATAACGTTCTGTATTTAGGATTAAATATATAGCTTGTTTTATAGCATCCAATTCGTCTGTATATCCAGTTATACGGTTATTCTCCAAGTCTAACTTGTATGTCTTAGATGGTAAATCACTTATTTCAAGAGTAGTTAATTCTACTGAATATGATTTTGGTATCATAGTTTTACCTCGTTTAAATTTTAAGTAAAGCCTTAATTTCTCTAATTCTATCTCTAACAACCTTTGCTTGAACTTTAAGTTCATTAAAATCAGCATAGTCTTTATCAAAATACTCATCGTGAGCAACCGTAAAGTCATCTTGCCATTGTGATTGTTGCAGTTGTTTGGCAAAGTAGTTGTCAAACCACGCAGTTAGTTCATTAAGTTCATTGTTTAATTCAAATTGATTTTGTCTTGTTTCCATTTCAGCGATTTCTTGCTCGGTAAGTTCTCTTTCAATGATTTTTTCTTTGCCAGTTCTTGCGTCAAAAATTGTTTCTGTTATCTTCATACTTAATACCTCTTATATATTTTTATATTTCCAGCTGTTGTAACAGAAGAATTTGAACTACCAAATGTTATTGAATTAATTGTGTAATTTGGAACAGATGCTTTTGAACCAACTACACTTCTAACATAATAAATGCTTTGGTCAATACCACCACCAACACTATTAAACATAACACCACTTTCTTTTGTAATTGTTAAAGTTATATGATATCTCGACTCATATATAAACATTGAACCCATATAGAATGAGTTAGTCCAAACCTTTCCACCACCAGTAACGGAACTAGACGCATGGTAAGTTTGATAAGCGTTCCAGAAATATGTTGCTGACTGGTCTCCATTAACATAAAAATACATATCTGTTCCAGCAGATGCGTTTCCAGTTATAAAAATATCGTATGTTCCTTCTGTTAAATCAGTGGTTATAGTATGAGTAACTCCACTTGAATATGATGTATTAACCAAAAGGTTTTCTTTATTTTCATCTTCATCTTCATCTTCATCTGGTGTAAAGTAATTAGAAAAAGGCTTTAACTGACCATCTGTTTGCATTTGCTTAAGAGTTTCTTCGTCTTTAACATACGCATTGATTGACTCATCAACTTCATATTCTGTTTTAGTTGCCATTTACTTCCCCCTTCGCCTCTGTCTTGCATTGTTCAACATAAGTATTATATTCAGCGAAATCTTGTGGTTTAGAGTCACGTTGGCGAAGTATTGCAAGTTCTTGGTCGATTGTGTATCGTTCTCTAATCTTTGAAACAACTAACTGTTCATAAGAGATAGTGTTTTCTTGTTTTTTTCTAGCATTATATTTGTCAAGATTAAAGGTTAAATCATCATTGAAATCTTCAGCAACACAATCATCTTTCTCAATTTCAATAATCGTGAAATTGTATGGTGGTTCAGTGTATGGAATATCTTCTCTCAAGTTTTTGTCAATATAAATTAAACCATCTGGTTCTTTTCTAATTGCTATCTTCATACTACCTCACCCCATAAATTTTTGAAATATAAACTTGGTCGCTATTTGTGTAAGATACCCCATTAAATGAACATCTACAATGTATGCCGTTACCACTAGGATTATATAATAAAACAAGATTCCAAGTTACTTTGTTTACATAACCAGCAGCACTTGCATCACTATAAGCACAACAGTAGCTTGCTATCAACCAATCGCTACCTACTGGGTTTGATGTTAAGTCCATTCTAAATACACGAGACCAACCACCAGTGTTAGTAGAGCCGTTTGGATATACAGTTACAACAACATCTAAATAATGATAATCATTAAACTTTGTCGTAACAAGTGGCGTTTGTTTAACCCCACTTGTAAACCCTAAATTAACATTACTATCACTTGATTTCATATCATAGATTGTTTCATAAGTGCTAATTTCTCCGTTAGTGATTTTAACACCATTACCCTCAAATAATTCAGTTCCTATATAAGTTGCGTCTGGTGATTTTTTAATTCCTATAACTAATACTGGAATGTTTGCAGTGTTTGTTTTTGCTTCTCCACTGTTTGAACCACGCCAACAATCGCCAAATTCAATATAATTTGAACCAGCCTTAACACCTCTATAAAAAACAAAAACATTACTTCCAGACGAGTGAACTCCACTCATTTCATAAGTGTTTCCATCTGGTTTAATTTCTGTTGTCATATATCGGTTACCATAGCTTGCGTTATAATATACAATTTGTATTGTTGAGTATGTGTTTAAGTTTTCATCTGTCAAAGTTATAGTTCGTGGAGCAAATTCGCTTGTTGGATATGGGTTAGTCCAGAGAGTTTTTGTTTTAATCCCACCAAAATTTCCAGCAACTTTAATAAGGTTTCCTTCAGCATCAGTAATATAATGTGCCATTATTCCCATACCTCCCAAATTACTTTTGAACCACCAGCTGATCTAATTAAACTATCAACTTCGTCTTTTGTATAAGTGGTTTCCTTATCAGCTTTAGCATCTAATTCGGTTTTAGTAACCAAGCCAACCTCACTTGGGTCTTTCCAAGTAGGAGTTCCACCAGTGGTCTTCGTATCCCAACCGCC